TATAACACCATCACCGTCAGATGAACATTGCCATTTTGATGTATCTTCAAGATTTGCAAGCCCTGTATTTTTAGGAACCGGAAATTGAAATATGGTAATGTATTGAGGTACTACATCAAATCCGGCAGGGCATACACCGTTAACGTCATAAACAAAGCCGCTATTGCCGTAATTAAATTGATCTAAAGGTGCATTAGGGTGCTGGCACGTTGGGTATTCTGTAATCATAATCAAATTATCGCCAGGAATACATTTTGTAGACGAAATAGCTACATGAGATCCGTACCCTGAACTACCACCACTTCCACCAGGAGCTGGCATTGGTTCGCAATAAAATCTGACATGAGACTTGTTAATATCACCACCACCGTGGAACCCATCAGTTAAACTTGCTGTAGAAGGATTAGCATTTCCAACTATTGTTTTAAGATGATTTTTAATAGGTTTGACATTACTATAACTCTGACCTTTAGGATTAACCATGTAATCAATTAATTGATTAGGTTTTATTCCTATAACCTGGTTAACCCCGTTCACAACTTGACGAACAACTATTGTGGGATACCAGATTGCATTTGAATAGGCTTTACCTCCTTTCCAAAATGAAGGAAGGGAATCAAGAAGTGCATCTGTAGTTGTGTTAGGTGTAAGTGCAACACCTGTGCCAGAATGATGATGCCGTACAGAGCAATCATTTGGTTGATTAGGAAATACAAATGGATCATAGCAACCTTGCCAAGTTATTGTATTTCGTGCTATTAAGGTATTTCTTATTTTTGAAACAGATGAATTTGGCGCACCTGCCGTAGTAGGGTTTAACATGGTTATACTATCTAATAGCGTCCCTCCGTTTGTACTTATCGTATATGTCATAGTAGGGTTTAACGGACCCGCTTGCACGAATAAGCTACAAAGCATCCCAATGATAAACAAAATACTACTACAACTTTTTAAACTTCTCATATACACCTCTTTAATTTAAAATTAACGGCCTACAATGTAAGCCGTTATCGGGTAACTTCAGACTTAGGAGTAAGACTGAATTGAAAGCATTGATTGCAACTTACCAACAGAAGTGCCATCATCGCCATTAGGGTTTTCATAAGCAGTAAATGGGATATTAACCGTATTACCTTTTACTTCTTCGTTTACCGTTGCAGAATTATAAATAACCCTTGGTAATTGGAATGCTATAAAGCGAGCGTTGTAAGTATCGTTAACACGAAGAACAAATACTAATGAATGTTCAGTTTTTGCCAAGAAAATATCACGGTCAACAGTATCTTGGAAATAAGCCGTCATCGTACCTGATACTTTGTAAATACCAGGAGTTATTCCGACTGTTACTTCGCTACCAACGGCCTTGTCGAGAGTGTTAAGGTTTGGTTGGATTGAAATATCAAACGATGTTACAACAGCTTTTTTTACTGTATCAAGAAATATTGCACCGAACAACATGGACACAGATTTTCCTGAAGATACGTCATTCGCCAATGTAAACTGTTGAACTGTATCATTTACAACATCTTGACCCATGATGTCTACATCGATTGTCGGAATAGCACTATTACCGCCTGTAATTTTTGCGTTACCAAACTTACAACCAGTAAACACTTCAGATGCAGGAACGTCACTATAAAATCGTTCAATTGAAAACGACTGGTCGAGATGGTTCATTTGCGGAATGAAGCATTTTTTACCAACACGAGTGATAAGCATTCCAGTAATTCCGGCTTCAACTACCATTGGAACAAGTGTTCTGTCGCTATCAAGAACTGCAAATGTTATGCGGTTCATTGTTCCGCCAAATACACTTGAAATATTCGTTATCAACAAGTTTCTGTTCAAGTTTGTCGCAGTTGTAGAGGCTCCGCGTAACTGAACAATATCATGAATTTTAAAACCTTCTGCAACAAATGACGAGCCTGTTATGGTAATCTGGTTAACAGCATTTACCTGTAAGGCATTTGCAGCAGTCCAACTTATCGCAATATTATCAACTTTTGAAAAATTAACGGCTTCTCCGGCAGCATCAGCAGCAGGTAAATCTAATGATGCGTAATATCCATATAACTCAGTTGCGGTTATTTTACGAATGATAAAGGTTTTATCATCATTACCAGCGTTACCTCCCGTAAAACCAATGTGTTTAATACTTTGAGCAACAGTAAATACAGTTGTAAAGTTTCCGCCAGCAGTTACAAAAATAGGTGTATCTGCAACGGCAGCAATTGTCGTTCTTGATATTACCTTATTTTTAGGTGCAGCAGCAGTTCCTAAATTGGTGATTGTTACAACTTCACCAGCAGCATCTGCAAGCATAACTTTGTTTGCATTGGTACATGCCAATTTCATTGTTCCTGCAGCGAATGCAATAACAACCCATTTAAGATTATTGTTTGAAGCATTACCACCTGTGAATCCATTGAACTGAACAATATCACCTTTAGCAAGGTCTAATTGACCTACAGTTGACCAATCGGCTCCTGATGTGGTTAAATTGTTAACCATTGGTGCAGCAGAAACATCAGACAATGTAATATCAGTTACTACACCTGAATTAAAACGTTGCCGCACAACAGCTTCTAATATTTTGTCGTAGGTTCCGGGCGCAAGCTCACCTTTAAGAGAACCTTTGACACCTTTCATCCCCCTGTCAATGTTAGAAGTTTGCATTGACGCTTTTATTTCAGCCGAGTCAATGATATTTTGCTCTGTCGATAACGACAGATTTACGCGCCCAAAGGTAAATGCGTCGCCATTATCACCGGGCTTAACACCGTATGATAATTCTTCAGATACTGCTATTCGAGTTTTTAAAGCATTTGCAACGTTGCTCATCTTAATTCCTTAAACTAAATTTGTAAAAAATTTCGCTGAAAAAAGACCTACAAATCGGTCTCCATCAACGCCTTCTGTGTTAAAACTAGGCGTTTCTTCAATAAGGCATTCTACATTAGAATTAGTATGAATTGAACCTATTTTAAACTTGTTTAATAACAGCAAAGCCCTATCTGTGATAGCTTTAATTCCTTTAGCTTTATACGCATCATTTACCATGAAAAGACGAACATATAAAATTCCATTGTACCTTGTTGTTAATTCTGTTCCCATAACAGGGTTATAAGGAACCATCTTTAAAAATACCCTCTGATAGTCAACACCAAGTTGCGGCTCATAAGGAACATTCTCCCACGCTGTATCAATAGCAGGGCTAATTGACGCTACGCTTGTTAATAGTGCTATTTGTATTTTGTCTATTGGCACGAGAAATAAAGCTCTTAAATTTAATTTGAGTTACAGCTACCATCCCAACAGGTGCTTGCCGACTTTTACCATTTTCAAGATCATGAATATACGGCACACTATTAGCTACATATATTGACATACCAAGAACATATTCTGGTATTAACGATATTAACTTATTAGCAGTTGCATCACCTTCTGGATCAAAACTGTCTAACTTTACCGTACTATTAATTTTATCAATACCAAGTTGCCAATTTGATCTAGCGCGGCCTGTATCAACAGGCGTTCTAAAAACAACTTCGTCAATAATATCGGTTATTATATTTCTTGAAGCATCATTGGCGTTAAGATGAGCTTTAGCTGTAAAGCTTTTAATTTGATCTGAAAAACTCATCGTCTAAGATTGCAATCATACATTAATAATTTATTTGCCGGGTTAATTTCTTTTAGCGGAGCTTTTACCGTATAAGAAATTCCATTAGCGACAATCGTATCATTAATCTTTAAAGATGTCAATGGTTCTGCATCGATAAGTAATCGTTTATCTGTTTTTTGAATCAGAGTATCAATTTGTTCTGAATTTCCACCACGAATCATACTATTAGGATCCCATTCAAGGATAACTCCGTAAGCTTCATCGGGTACTGGCGGAAACGAAAGAGATGGATCTTGTGTGCTTAATGTAGCTACATCAAAAACAAGACCAGAAGGGATATGTTTTACTTTAATAGGTTGACCGAATTCAGTAAGCAGTTCTTTAACCACAGTTTGCATCTCGTCATAAATACCCATTTTAATTCCTTATTAAAGAACCCCCTACTACTGCCGGGCGTATTAAGTCTTGTAAATATAAGTCAGCAGTTGGGTAAGGTCTTTTGATGATAGCATTTTGATTAGTATCATACTTAACAGTCTTTTTAATAGCTCCAGCAACCTCTTGCGATAATTCGGTTACATTAAGCCCCCCTGTGGGTAAGGTCGGGTTAATAATTAAACCGCTTGTCTTCGCAATTTTAGCATACTCAGCGCAAGCTTTTTTAAGGTTTAAAGGTATGATCGATGCTGTCAAACCATCATCGGCAAGCCTTGGAAAACTTAGAGATTGACTATCAGAAAATTTAGTGCCATAGAATCTTTTACCGAACGTAAGCTCAATGTAATCTGTAGCTCTTATAATAAAAGCTTCTTTTTCAGCCGTCAAACCAGACCATTCAAGATCATTACGTTCTGTAAAATATGCGTCCGCGAATGCTACATCTATATAAGCATTCGCATTAGCAAGGCCGCTTCCATCTTCAACAATGATAGCCATATTTAGTCAGGAAGTTCTTGATTCGGTACAATCAAACAGGTAACAGTTCCCGTATTAGCAGTAACATGAATTACCAGAACCATACTTGAAGGAACTGTATAAATGCCAGATGCGCTAATTGTGGTTAAAGTCACATCTTTTGTAGGATCATCAAAAGGGTTAGACTTTATTGCAACAGATGCAGTAGCACTGATATGGATACAGACCGTTGAAAGTGCAGGAACGAATATTCCTGACGACCTTGGTGTGCCGGTTGTAGAATTAACATCTGATACTTTTAAAATTTCAGTACCAGATACTGTTGCTGCAAATGGTGCAATAGGTCTTTTCATCTTAACCCCTACGTTTCTTTTTCTGATCGATTGGCGCTTTCAAATTCGCAGCGAGTTGTTTTAGATCGATACCGCTTTCTTGAATCATAACAATTTTTTGCTGACGCAATTGAAGTTCTTGTTTTTGAGCTTCAAGATAATTCATTATGGTAACTTGATTGCTTTCAGATACTGATGTATCATCTTGTTGCGCAAGAATAATATCGTCAACAACCTTTAACTGAGTTTCCCAAGCTGCCTTAGCATCATAGTATGCACGTTCAAGTTCAGCAAGATATTCTTGTTCACTCTCAAGTGACTGAGATTCTAAAATATCAATGGCACTTTCCATAGCATCATCTGTAACAACACTTTCTTGATTGTGATGAATATGCACAACTGGCGGAGTTATAACAGGAGCTTGGATGACCACAGTTACCCTTTTGAAATCGGGATATTGTGATGACACAATTTCTCGTGTTAAAGTCTGATCGCCGGTTAACATTTTTAAAGTTTCAAGCCTAGGTAAACCATCTTGAGTCCAATGATTGTCATTGGTCGAGTCTAGTTTACCGAGAGCTTCATTTAAAGTTGCTAATTGCATTTTATGCTCCTAAGTTTACATAACTCAGTTTAAGCTTACCAAGGACGGTAAATGCTGCTGCGCCAGAAATACCGGCATCGTCAACGACTAAACTTAAAAACAGTTGTGTATTATTAGACTGATTTGAAATAATCAATCCGCTGTTAGCGATTGCGTTAGTTCCTCTAGTTTCAGGAGAAACTTTTAACGTAGCCGCAGAGATTGTGGTAGCTTGAATTATAGTTGCTTCGTTTAGATCAACTAAATCTCCGTCTGCTGTGCCAACCGTACCAACCGAATATGAACCTGTCCATGTATTAGTGATAGTACCAGACGCTGATGTGAAAACAAATTCTGCAAATGCACCTAGCAAAAGAATTTCACCTTGCGGTAATTGACCGATAGCGACATTTCCAAAACCAGGAGCACCGTCAGCTACAGAAATCGCTACGTTGTTAAGCACTAAAGCCGCAACAATCGCACCTGATTTATCTGCAGATTTTAAACTTCTTGGTAAACCTTTCATGATATAACCTCTTAACTTTGGCAAAAAACGGCGGTTCCAATATAACTGCAAACCGCCTAAGGAAGCACCTACTGAGGGTTCTTAGAATTCGCGGGTTTTTAACCGTGCGACTTGAATCATCTTCCTTTCAGGGAACACACGTTGCCAAGTGGCGGCATGTGCCAAGTTACCAGAGGTTGCTGCATTGGTTGGACCACCTGTTACATAAGCCGGTGTAAATTTGTGACCTACAGGATGCAAAGCCCATTCTACGCGATTATGCAAAGTTTCTTGACCAGCACCGTTACCGGCAGACGGTACACGAATTGTCTCAGTTGGGACTTTAGGTGAACCCATACCCATTTGAAATGCACCTGACCCGAACAACCAGCTTTCAAAAACACCGCCTGAGCGAGGAACGCCATCGTCAACGATTACACGACGACCCATAAAGAATGGAATGTCTTGGCCAGAAACTGAATCACGAATAAAGTCAATAAGATCGTTTTTCATCATACGACCGTAAACGACAGAATGCACCATAACCATTGCAAGACGGCTTGCTGCATCACCCATTGTAAGAGTAGCATCGATAAAACCTTCTGCACTGAACGAAGTTACACCGGCAGAGAATGAAGAACCAGACATATCGTAAGTTAAATCGAACTGAATATGCTCGGAAGCAGACGGTGCGGCATCGTTATCAGCAAATACGCCTTTAACAGTTGCGATAAATGTATCTTGTAATCGACGAACCCAGTAATCAGAAACACGGTTTGCAATACGATCCATTGGGTCTACAGCGATAAGATCGCTAACAAGATCCATACTTGACCAAGATTGGTTACGTGACATTCGGACTTGAACTTCGTTTCCGGTTGTGATACCCAGTGGTGAACTGAATGCAGCAGGATTATCACTTGAAATATTTTCAGCAGTATCTGCCAAATCGTTGAAAAACAATTTATTGAAAGTTGAACCCGCACCGTCAAGGTATCCTGAAAGTTCGGCGTCCATTGTGATCGCGCCAGATTGGATCAAGGCGGATTTTTGTTGAGTCATTAATTGCGCGTATGGCGAAAATACGCTTGGGACGATTACGTCTGTTAATTGAACAGCAGCCATGAGTATTATTCCTATAAAGTGTTGATGTTTAGTAGAAGCTAATACCCATGTATTGCTTTTTAATGTTAGACCATGTCTTAACCTAAATATAATTCAAAAAACAAAGAAAGTCAAGAGTTATTTTTTAGGGCGACCACCGCCCACTGTAGTTCCCGCTTGTTTAGCCAATTGTTCAGCTTTAGCCATATCTTCTCTAACAAGTTGACCCTGTGCTGTAACATTCCAATGCTCGTTTGAGAAAGGATTATTCGTAACCCTATTACCCCTTCCCGAACCAGTAGCCCCGCCGCCTTGAGTAGCTCCCCACCAATGGGGTTTCTTTGAAAGCATTGTTGTAAAATATGAAGACAAATTACTTCCGTCTTTTGCGCGAACCTCAGAAGTTTCATCGTCTAACTCAACGTCGAATCTAGCAATCTTAACCACATCATCGAGAACGTTCTCATCGACAATTTTAGCGGCCTTGGCAGCTTTAAGAATAGCCGTAGAAATTGTGCTTTCTTTTTGTTGCTTAACAAAAGATTCAACTTTTCCTTCTGCTTCTTTAGCTCGTGTTTCAGCTTCATGTAACTGGCGTTCTAACGGCTTCAACTTGTTACCGATTCGTTGTTGAACCAACGTCTCGATTTTTGTTTCGTCAACTTTACCGCTAGCAAGCTCTTCAAGCTCTGGGTATTTGTCAAGTTTTTGAAGAACTTCCTTAATATCTAAATTTGCCAAAGGTGCAAACTTAGTCTTAACGGCTTTGTGGTCAGCACGTTCTTTTGTTAAAGCAGTTTGAAGCCTATTAATATCTTCATCAGTTTTCATTCCTTCAACACCAGTAAGAACAAATTTACCGTCTTGTTCGGTATAAAGTTCTTTGTGCGCCGCAGGAACATCTGCTTCGTTTTCATATACAATTGCAATTGCCATAATTAATTCCTAAGTAGGTTGCTGATTATTAGGTTTCGACACACTTCCCATACCAGCTTGCGCCGCCATAGGATCTGGTACAATACCTAGTTTGTTTTCTTCTAATATCTTCTTAACTTCTTGCATAAACTCCATAGTTGTAATACCCTTATCGGTAATATATCCGTGGATACTTTCTAACGAAAGCGGTGCACCCAACTGTCTAGCTTGCAAAAGATTAACAAGTTCTTGTCCCTGCATACCGACTTTTGTAAAGTTAAGGTTTGGTGTAATCTTAACTAACTCAGGGTCTGCATTTTTTAACCGGGCTATAATTTTTAGGCATCGTTCAAGACCCCTTGCCCCTGTTAAAGCAATTTGATTAAGTGTAGCAACTTCACTACCCCGCCGAACGCGCAAAGCTTCACCGCTTTCTACATTCGACTTATCAGAAATAACTTTTCCTGTTTGTAATTCGGCACGTTTACGATCTGCTTCAAGCGCAAGTCGTTGTTCTGATAAACCCTTTGATTCAACACCGATATAATATGCTTTACCACCTTGCTGAACGTTAATTCTACTTCCTGCACCAACACGCATAGGAGCATCTGAGTCAGCTTCAGCAGATGGGTTTACAACTGTACCTTCTATAACTAAAGTATCTTGACTTTGCATAAAAAGTGAAAACCTATAATCAGCTTCACCTCTGTAAATAGTCAATGTCGTATTAGCAAGCCCAAGTAACGGCGGGGTATCAGGTTCTGGTAATAAATCTTTTCCATTTACGAAAACAAACGGTATTTCTTCTAGCATATTACCCCTAAACATAGGAGTAATAAAATCCCCAGTCGATTCATCAATGGTATCTCCCTCAAAAACAGCTTGTTGATAAAAACCATCAAGTTTAAGAACTCGAGATTTTATTTTAAACTGCCAAGCAAAACCTTCTCGTACATTTGTTGATTCATCTAATGCAACAAAATCTACCTTATCAGTATCAACAAAGTCGTTTGACTCATCCCAATTATAAATTGAATCTGCACTGTAAAGGGCGATAAACGGATTAACTTCACCGATAGCAAGCTTTGGCATATCGACAAGTAATCCGCAACGACCAGGAACAAGTTGATGTTCATTTATCCTTACAAGCAATTGTAAAATAGATTCACCTTTATTAGAACAACTCTCACGCAAGCTTTCTAATTCTGGTGGTAACTCAATAGCCGCATCTTTTTGATGTAACAAACCGATTGAAACTTCAACAGCTTCTTTAATATAATCAGGAAAGACTGCTCGTTCAATAAAATTGTTATAGGCCGCTGTGCCAAGTTTTTCTGGCGACTGATCGTCGAGGACCATACCCGGTGTCATTGGTAGGTACTTAGTTTTTTTAGCCTTGACAACACGTTGTCCACCGTAAAAATCGCTAATCATGACCCAATCGGGCAGCATCGCTTCATAACTAGGGTGTCTTAAAATGTTGCTCATTATTGTGTTCCTTTAACTTTACCAACTTTAGCACCAACGCCGACAGATAATAGAAAATATCTAGCTTCGTCACCAATATGATCTTCCGACTCAGTGTCAACATCATCAAGATCATCTTCATCCCTAGGTAGTATAGGGAATAAATTTATAAAATCTTTGCACGTTTCAAAAACAAATAGACCAGGATCAGTTCTAGGTAATCGTAATTCTTTTGTTTTTGAATCTTCCCAAGGTGGTACTGCGCCAGCTAGATACGTTCTAAGCTTTTCCCAACCTGCCTTGCGACTTCCTGCGCTTTTATCGCTGCGAGTCCAGATAATACCAGAATAATTACGCCCATTAATGCTAACAGACTTAGCCATAATGTCACCAATACTGTTACCATCCATAACATCAAAGATACTATTATCAGCAGGACCTGGATGAACTTTTTTATAAATCTTAGCATTTAACTCTCTCTCGATTATACCCTCAGTAATTTGAGATGTCAACAGTCTTAACCCCTCATTAGGTCTACCTGTACATCCATACCATTCCATAATTCTATAACAGTCACCTTTTATTGTACTTCGCAATGAGCCATCAGGCATTCTAACTTCTGATCCGTCACTGATAGCCCACCAGCCAACTGAAAACGGTTTTGATGATCCATAATCAAAAGATCTGGTCAAACGCCAAGTTCTTGGTATTTCAAATGGTGTAACTACATGATAAGGTTTTAACCACAGATCATCGAACATACCTCCTGACGTAACGTCCCAATCTCCACCTAACCATGCCCGTCTTTTATTAGGTTCTTCTATCTTTTCAAGAGATGCCACATACTCAGGTGTTAGAAATTTGTTTTCTCTGTATGACCCGAATATGTGGACTTTTGTCTTTATAACATCTTCACGCTTACCAATTCTAGGGTTAAAAACGTTAACAGCTTCTTTTACAATTTTACCCATAGGTGCAGCATCTATAAAATGCCGTTTAACCCAAGTATGCCCCACACCGAAAGGATTGCATGTGGCAAAAACCTCTAAAGGTATCTCTTTTAATAACTTAACTTGAGCAGATGGTTTACGCCTAGAAACATATATAACTTTTCCAGATCTTGCGTATTCGTCACCATCTATGTATTGAGGAAAGTCTTCTGGTCGAAACGATGTTCTATTACAAGACATCATCGCTTCAAATAAATTCTGATTAGGATACTTAGTTAATTCATTCCAACCTATAAAAGGAAACTCTTGACCATGAAATCCCCAATAGTCAGCATCAACTTTTAAAGTCCTAAATAATAATTCTTCACCAGTAGGCCACTTCCATTTATAGTCTGATTTTGAGTTAATAAACTTAGCACCATCTTGAAATTCAGGAAACCAACGTAATGATTTAGCAACTAAGTCATCTAAGTTCTTATATTCGCGGTCAAATATAACCCCGCGCCAATGCCGACCGTAACCTAGGCCAACACGAGCGCGAAACCGCATAAGCTGAACGTCAGTCTTTCCAGGTCCACGACTACCATGATATAAAATAATGTGAGCAGGGCAAGACGCAGCCATAGTCTGACTCCCCGGTAAGGGAGACCAAACTATTTTTGGCATACGCTTAAATTCTAATATTTTAGTCATGCGAAGTATGTATTCCACAAACAGGACACATAGAACCTTCTTTTGTTATGAAGAAAAGCTGATTACCACACTTGCAGGTCCAGGTTAACGAAGGAGCATATCCGTATTTAAAAACGCCGTGAAAAGTGCTGCAGTTAGGACATTCAAATTGTGAGTCTGAATAAGGTACTACTGCAACCCATTGATGCTTGCATTGTAAACAGATAGCTTCACCGGAACAGTGAGCAGGTTCCTCATTTTGCTGCTTTCGGTTTGGGAATAAAATTACATTATTCATTTGCGATCTTATAAATAGCCTTAGCAACAGATTCAGCAACCTCCCATTTGCGATTAACATACCAAGTCATATCGTTAACGCTACTAATAAAGCAGACTTCAAGAACAATACCACCAGCATCGCAAAATCCCAATCGATGATGCTGGCCAGATGAAGGATCTTTCCAACCTTTGTCACCACGAATAGGAATACCAATAATGTTAGCGATAGCAGAACAAAGTTCTTGCGCGTGACGTTTATTTCGAATATTACATAAAGCTTCAACTCCGCTTGCACTAGGTGGCCCTGCATTGAAGTGGATTTCAACTGCAAAATCGACTTTCTTTGCAAGGCTAATAGCTGCCCGCAAAGGCAGATTTTCAGATTCTTGCCCATCACTAAAAACAATAACCTTTTGATTAATCAAATAGTTAAAGATCCGATCTCTCATTTTTTCAGCAAGAACAGCTTCAACATAACCGTTACCTGTTGCACCTGGATCACTTTCACTATGACCGGCACTAATTAACACAGTTTTCATATATTAGGTTCTCCATCAGTAGATTTTTCGATAAGCCTATAAATCTCATAAGTGCAGTCAGGCGCATTAGGCATCAAAGCTTTAGCCTTAATTCTAGCTTCACCAAACCAAGTAGCTTCTACACTTAACACAGTCTCACCAAGAGGGTCTTTTATCAAAATCCTATATTCACCCGTTTTCATTTTAATTCTTTAGCAGCAGTAACCACAGTTTGACCGTTATACTGACCTTTTGTCGCATAAGACATTTCATTAGGAACAGGTGCGTGCTTGAAGAATACGATCTGACCGATTTTCATTCCAGGTCGAATACGTAAACAGTGATAACGAGACATGTTTTTTAATTCAAGTGTCAACTTAGATCCATTCCAACCGGCATCGCACCAACCAGCGTTAAGATGTTCTAAAGCATTTCTTGCCATAGTAGATTTGAGTTTATACTCTCCGCTGATATTGTTAGGCAAGTTGAAAACTTCGACCGACGAAGCCAGAACAAACTCACCAGGAGCCAGTACATACCCTTCCTCTGTCATTTCAACCGCTTCGGTGCAAATAGACTTTTTGTTTGCAATATCAACTGTAACACGATCATCTTCAGGAATAACTTCCTTTAAAATAGTAGCGTCTAACGTTAAGTCAATTGATGCAGCATTAACATTAGCAGGGTCTGCTGTAATAACGTTAAGCGCAATTAAATCTAATAATTCTAGTCCGGCTAGTAGCATGTTAACTCCTTAATATGAAAATAAAAGTACACCATTGTACCCAAGGCACATACTAGCACACCTAACGAAATAAACAACATCGATTTGAGACAACAGATTGCATAATTGCGTGTTTCAAGTTCATCAGTTAGATCCTCTATTCTTTCACGATCAGTAAGCATAATTATAACCACATAAAGTTAATAAAAAATTGATAATTATTATAAAATTATTACAATTCATTCAAGCTTTCTTTAACAAGTTGTTTCTGCGACTCAGTGGCAATAATTTCCCATTGTGATACATCCGCAATCTCAGGTATCATCAATACACCACCTTTAATTTCTTCGTCAGTCTTAGCTTCTTTATCCATACCAAGTATTTTAGCCATAGTTGCAGCAGCCGACACTCTTGTATTAAAAGGTCCTTTCTGGGCAGCTTCACGAAGCACACTCATAACAATAGATACGTCTTCTTGTTTTTGAGTATCGCTTTCTTCACCTTTTTTAAGTTCAAATTCTTTTATTTTACGATTAACATAACCTTCTAACAATAATATGTTTGACCACTTCAAAGCTGCACTCTTGGTAAAGCCAATTCTTAAACATGCTTTGAAACCGTCATAATCAATAACGTATTCTCGTGCAAAACGATTACGCATAGCAAGTTCTGCTTCGGTTAGAAACTGTTCTTCGTCGTCAAGTTCATAGATAAAGTTGTCTGCCATAATTGTAACCACACTTTAGATGTGCTAGTTTTAAATGCCTTGAGTTAGATAATTAATCTTATATTCAGCCTACATCATTTAAGCTTACATGTCAAATGAGATGTATAGATGCATCGGTAAGATCTCTAGATATTTGGAGCCGAGGGAGTTTGAAATTTGGATGGAGTGGAGTTTGAAATTTCTCTAGGAATTTGGGAGGGAGTCCTGGCCATCAACCCCAAATCAATCGGGTATGTACCCGTACCCCTCATACCATTGATATAACACGCTAAACAAGGTCGATTTCGTTTGATTTAAGCCGTTTTTGCATCATAGTAATGCTACCCTAAAGGGTAGGTAATATCGGCTCACAATGCGCTATTGTTCGATAAGGCAACCAACTTACTGTTGATAACTTTTGCACCAAAACAACGCAAGTTGCACCAATACCGTGCAAAATACCGTATTTGCTATAGTATTCAGTAACTTAGCATGTTGATAACCTTGTGTATAAGTCGTATTTCAGGGATTTCATGCACTATTTTAGTGCTAGTAAATAATAGTATCGAATCAATACCAGACCTAAGTTATTGATAATTAAGCAGAATTCAGTATTTTAAAAGTTGGCACGCACTTTGCTTTATATATAACGAGCGTTGTATATCAACGTATGTTAGGTGACAGCTAACAAGCTTTTTAACAATATGGTTTCAATAACGTTCATTTTGAATAGCTGGCAATAAGGCCACTATAAACCCAATGTTTAAACATAACTAAAGGTATCAAAATGAAACAACAAAATAAATTATCGCCCGAACAAACTGTTAATTTAATGGCAGCATTAATGCCGGTTAAAGGTAGCAAGGTTAATGGTAAGGGTAATGGTAAGGGTAAAAATGATAAGGTTGAAGTAGCAAAGCCGGTCATACTGGCTTTGCCAAAGCCTAACAAAAAGCTTAAAAATGGCGTTTTTGGCGGCATAGCGGTTGAATTAGGCCGCATGATAACCAAACCCATTGATAAGCCTGAAAAAGCCACTGATGAACAACGTACAGCGATTTTATTAGGCTTGGGCGTTAGTGGTAATGCAATTAAGCAAGTCGCTAAACGTTGTTCAGGTCAAACAAGTGCGGCGATAATTTGGTCATTTATTGACCAATATCGAGCAGCTAATAACAACGCTTTACCCAGTATTGAAACAATTGATAACGCTAAGTTAATGTGTATAAAACGCGGCGAATTTGTTGAAAGCCGGGTAAAAAAGGCTAATATTGGTTGCGAATTATGGGCTTATCGTTGTTATTATCAGTTAGGCGGGGCAACTCGTAAAACTGGTCAAAAAAAGGCTAACGCTTAAAGGTTTATAGCTACTTGGTAACAGGTAGCTATTCAAAGTGAATGTTATTGAAAAAACAACAACTTACTTAACTTTTATAGGTGTATAAAATGAATATGCAAGGCTATGATAGTATCGAAACGATACTTAATGAACAAAAGGCTAACCCCGTTAAATTAACAAATTTAATATTTTATGACGTTAATGATAAATTCGATGGTGTAAAACTTTCATTATACGATGAGCAAGTTTTTAACATTGAGTCATTAAGGCAACATGAAAAAAAACTCATGGTTATTAAATATGAGCATGGCGAACACGGCATAATTGACGCAGCGGGTTATTTTTTACGCGACGATAATAACTTACTATTTAGTTTTTACTCGCTTGACAACAACGACCTTTATTTTTATCACGTTGATGAAAATGACTTAAGTTATATACATGAATAAAATGAATATTGAGCCAATCATAAGCCGCTGTGAAGCGGCTATAAAAAATTTCACGGGTAAAGTTGAACAGGTTGAAATAGTTGGTTGCGGTAATGGCACAATAATTGTCAAAACCGAACGCCAACAGTTTGAGTTCAATCATTTAACAGGCAGTTTAAAACTTCACATGTGGTCATTTATTTAAAAATCAAACCCGCTTAACGGCGGGTTTTTTATTGCCTAAAATTTAGTAATATTTATTTAATTATTCTGTTTTTGGGTATTAATTTACTTAAGGATTTCAGAAAATTTTTTATAAGACCGTAGGTATATACTTCCCTAAGCAATACACGCATTGCTTATCTTTTGCGTGTAAATCTTTCCAAGCGACTTGAGATTCAACTTCAAATTCCTTAATCTCATACTCGAATAAATTTTCCATTATTAATTTCCCTAAACGGTAACGCTCTTCTAACCAAGATTCGTTATCATCAGACTCGAATTCCCCTCCTATGTTAATCAGAATTTCATAAAGCTTATCTGATCCAAAAGACCTTAAACCATTAAGGAGCATTCTGTAATCGTTATTCTCAACAGGAAATACATTATAAGATTCATAACCGTTGAGATAGGCTAAATTGCACAAAGCTTTATAAGAACTATGTGCTCCAATATGACTAACCTCAGGAAGGACTAAGACGTACATTTTATTTCCTCAGTTTGTGAAATATGAAAAACTGTTGTCGTTTTAGGATAACGTGGAAACTTGCCGTCCTTATCTGCCTTAGTTGATTGGACAAAAGTCGTAACTTTTACTCCGTGTTCCCCTTTCTTGACAACTCGATTTTTTGCCAACCATGCGTGGAACGTGAATACGTTTTCCCTTGGTAAGATTTGATCTTCAGGAATACCTTTTTCAAGGAAACCTTCTATAATCGGCAAATAATTCATTGTCGAAAGGTTGCTTGTTGCCCGTGTAAGAGCGTCTTGTGCGTGTTCAATTTTCATCTGTTTTCCT